GGGCGGAAACAGAAGCTGAAGGAGAGGCGGAAACAGAAGCTGAAGGAGAGGCGGAAACAGAAGCTGAAGGAGAGGCGGAAACAGAAGCTGAAGGAGAGGCGGAATCAGAAGCTGAAGGAGAAGCTGAAGAAGAAACTGAAGGAGAAGCTGAAGGTGAGGCGGAAACAGAAGCTGAAGATGAAGGTGAGGAAGGGGAAGAGGAGGGTGATGAAGAGGAGGGTGATGAAGAGGAGGGTGATGATGAGGAGGGTGATGATGAGGAGGGTGATGAAGAGGAGGGTGATGAAGAGGAGGGTGATGAAGAGGAGGGTGATGAAGAAGACGAAGGTGTAGCGACATCACAAGTTAAAGAAATACCAATCCCAATTACCCCCTATGTTCCTTTATCAACAGAAAAGAATCAATTGAATACAGATTTTGATAATTTAGTTACTCAAAGAAATCAACAAATACCATTATTATTTAATCAAGCTGATTCTACTAATATTTTACAAAAAGCTACAGAAATTGCTAAAGCGGAACTACAATCCAGTATACAAGATGACAAATATAGAAAAACACGAGGAAGAAAAGACATAGAAGAAGAAGATGGAGAAAGAGAAAGAGAAGCGGAAATGGAAGCCGAATGGGAAGGTGATTATGAAAATAATTATTACATAAATAGTAACGGTAAAAAAGTTAAAATGTCTTATGAAGAAGCTAAAATGAAAGCTAAAATGAAAGCTAAAAGAAAAGCTAAAACGGAAGCTCAAATGAAAGCTGATATGGAAGCTGATATGGAAGCCGAAATGGAAGCTGAAATGGAAGCTGAAACGGAAGCTGAAATGGAAGCCGGAATGGAAGCTGAAATGGAAGCCGGAATGAAATCAAAAACAGGAAGAAATATGATGAGTAAAATAATCGTACCTTCAGTAAGTTGCGAAAAAGCAATTGATAGCTTTAAGAAACAATTTACAGAAAAAATCAGTAAATTAGAAACTAAAGTAAAAACCTTACAAAGCACTCCAATTAGCGATAATTCAGAGAAATATATGAAATTCTTAATTAAAGATTTAGTAGATTCCAAAGTATTAGATAGTATTGATGTAGAAAACATTTACGCTAAATTAGAATCTAATGTAGTTACTATAGATGATACCATTTCAAGCTTAGAAAAGTTAAAATTAACTTCAAAACCAAAATCACTAATTTTAAATAGCGAATCAAATGATAACAACTATAATGAATTACCTTCAGATTTTACAAAACCATTAGGTAACAAAGAAACATCATTATGGGATAATGACTTTACAATTTTAAGTACCGATAAATGGCAAGTTCCAATGCCAAGACCTCCAGTATGTATAAATACTACACCTTGCAAAGTATGTCCCAATGAAGATAATAACCAAGGTGGTAGTTATCCAGTTAACTTAAAAGATTGGGATGCTTCTAAAAAAGTTACAAATATTGGAATAAATAAAGATTGGGCTAATAATCAAATTAACACTTCCAATCAAGCGAATATAAATCCTAACTTGAGAATGGATTCCAGAGTAGAACAAAAATCAAATACTAATTTAAGATTGGATACCCGTAATTTAACAAGAAATTCTAAATATTCTTCATTAAAACCAACTAACGAAAATTAGATATATTTTTTAACTAAATAATATATTTGAGGCGAATATTTACATTTTTTATATTTTACATTAACATATATTTTGGAAAGCTTTATTGCTTCTTTCCAAGAAATACTTTCACTTTCTAATTTTTTTAAAAATGTCAATCTATCATTAAAAATTTCATCTGATTCAGAGAAAAACTGAATGATTTTTTCTTCTTTGTTTAAATAAGTAATATTACGATTTTGAGTTTCCATAAATTAATAATATATTAATTAGGATATTTTTTTACAATTTTTTCTCGTTTGCTCCCAATTTTTTTAATTACTATAATTAATGTCAGAGCTAATTAAAAATTTACTAGAAGAGAAAGTTGTTTTTGGAATAGATTTAGGTACTACTAATACAGTTATTTCATATTATAGTAATAAAAAATTAAAAATATTTACTGATGGTGCTTTCAAATTAATTCCTTCTAAGATATATATTTCTCCTGAAAATAAAATTTATTGTGGTAACTATATTCCATTAGGGGTTTCTAATGTAATTAATTCTTTTAAAATAGATATTGGTAAAGATTATAAAATAAATTTTAATAATAAAGATTATAATATAAATGATATATTGAATATTTTTATTAATCATATTAAAAGCTTACTAGTAAAAAAATTTAATTTATCTTCATTAGAAAAAGTAATTATATTAGAAACAGTAATTACAGTTCCTTCTAATTTCTCCGATAATCAAAGAGAAATAATTAGACAATCATTTATTAATAATAATTTTAATGTTTTACGGATTATTAATGAACCTAGTGCAGCAGCTTTATCATATGGTTTAAAAGAAGAAGGTGAAAAAAAAATTATGGTTATAGATACTGGTGGTGGTACTATGGACATTACAATCTTGGAAAAAGACAATAATTTTTTTGAAGTTATTCATAGTATTGGCCTCAATGATTTAGGTGGGAATAATTTTACTCAAATTATTGTAGATGATATACTAAAAAAAAATCCAAATATAGAAAAAAATGATAAATTATTCTACAGTGCTCAAAGAATTAAAGAAAAATTATCCTATCAAGAAGATTATCAAATAAATTTAAAACCATTTCTAGGTTATGATAGTTTTTATTTGTTAACTCAGAAAGAATTTAATAAAATGTCTCATAAATTATTACATAGAATAGATGAATTAATTTCTGAATTAATAAAAAAATATATCAATATTAATTATTTTATTTTAGTAGGTGGTTCAAGTAAAATGAAAATATTACAAGAAAAAATATACGATATAACTGGAAAGAAACCATGGATTCATCCTAATTTAGAAAGTGTTGTATCTGAAGGTGCTGCATTATACGCAGGAATTATAACTGGATTATACGAATCTGATGAAAATGTTTTATTAGTTGATGTTCTTCCTTTATCCTTAGGAGTAGAAACAATAGATGGTAATTTTTCGATTATAATACCAAAAGACACACCCTTACCAACAAAACGGTCACAAAAATACACAACTGATTCACCTGGCGAAAGTAAAATTAAAGTAAAAATATATCAAGGAGAAAGAAAAATAGCAAATAAAAATTTATTAATTGGAGAGATAGAATTTGATAAAGTTTCCGATGGAGGTATGCCAGTAATAGATATAACTTTTAAAGTAGATTTAAATGGTATTATAAATATAATTATTTTAGATAAGAAATCAGGTTTAGATAAAAATGTTATGATTAAAGATATTCCAAAATTTGATGAAGAAGCACTAATTAGAATTTTAAAAGATGCAGAATTAAATAATGAAGCCGACCAAGAAATGACAAATAAATTACAAAGAATATATATTATTAAAACAAAAATAGAAAATGCGTTGATAAATTTATCAATCAATGATTTATTATCTGAAGAAACTAAAAAACAAATTAGAGATGAATTAAATGATATTGAAAATAAATTAGAAGAAACAACAAATCACGATCTTTTAGAAATAATAAAAATGTTAGATGAAAAATTTTCCGGTTTAACACAATCATTAGAAATAAATGATAATGAAAATAACGAAGAAAATAAGATGAAAGATTTAGAAAGAATTATGATAAATGAATTGAAAGTTGAAGTAACTAGAAGAGCAAACTTTTTACTAAGTCAAAATCCAGATTGGCAAGAATTTATTAAACCATTGCTAGAAGAATTGGAATTATCTAATTTATCTAATGAATATTTAGAAGATAAATTAAAAATTTTAAAAGAATTACAAGATGATGATACTATTGAAAGAGATTATAAAGAAGAATTAAAAAATTTAAATATTTATTTGAAAACAGAATTAGAAGAAGAACAAATAGATTTACCTGAAGAAAAAAAAGAATTATTAAAAAATTTTATAGAATCTAACTTTAAATTATTTGAAGAAAATGATGATACTATTAATTGGGAAGAAAAATTAAAAGAATTTAATGAATTTTGTGAAAAGATGTATTCTAATTAAAATGTTTTTATTAAATATGAAATGTGTTTATTAAATTATAAGCTTATACTTATAATTTAATTATTGTATTTTGTTTTATGTTTATTTTATTTTATTTTTATTTTATTTTATTTTTAAATAAAATTTCAGGCGGTGGCTTCCTTAGCCGTATCAGACTTCTTGACCTTGGTTAGTCTGTTCTTGTATTCCTTTACGATTTCACGGGGTACACCGTCATTGCTCTTGATAGAGTATTTTACGGGGATGGCGAGCTTTTCACGCTTGCCATTGTAAGTGTAGGTGGATCTCTTGCTTCCGCGGGTGGATTCGCGGATAGAAAAGCTGATTTCTGCCTTGGCGGTCTTGTTTTCGCGGAAATATTTGCTGAGAGCCTTGTTAGCGGCTTGGTAGGGTGTGAGGCCGGTGAATCTACCGGTGTAATCTTCACTGCCAGGGAGTTGTACCTTGAATGAGCGTACACCCTTTTCATCGAGTTCAGCATCTTCTTCGCCTTCAGCCTTTTCGGCTTTAGGAGCCTTGGCCTTGACTACTTTGACTTTGGCTTCACCCTTTACGGCGGCTACTTTCTTGCCACCCTTTTGTGCAGGGACAGCTTTGGCTTCAGCAGCCTTTACAGGGGCTACTTTCTTGCCACCAGCCATTTTAGGGGCATCAGCTTTTACGACTTCAGCTTTTACGACTTCAGCTTTAGGCGCATCAGCTTTTACGGCTTCCTTTTTAGGAAGAGGAGCGCCAGCCTTTTGAGCTACTTTGGGTTCAGCTTTTACTACTTCGGCCTTTACTTCGGCTTTGGTTTCTACTTTCTTAGGAGCAGGAGCAGAGCCTGCCTTTTGGACGGCAGGTTGAGGAGAGGGTTTGGATTCTACTACAGGAGTAGACTTGGGTTTAGAAATAGGAGGCATATATATACATTACTATAATAATATTTTTTTAAATCAAACACACTAAACAATCTTTTAAGTGCGTTTAATACTTCCTTAAATATATTTTGCCTATCCCTGATAATTTTCAAATTATAAATATTTAGTAAACGAAAATATTTTAAATTCTAATAATTTTAATTAATATTTTATAATGATTTATAATGACAGATATAGTCAAGAAAATAAAAATTAATCTCTTGTCTAATTTTTACAAAGAATTATCCCAAATAATTTTTAATTTGTCGTATCATTTAGAATTTTTATTTCAAAATTTTTTAATAGATTATTCAACAAAACAATCCTTATTAACTAAATTAAATGATATTAATAAAAATATCAACACAAATTACAACAATTTTATAGTTGAAGAATTAGAAGAAACAAATGGTATTGATAAATGGATTAAAGAATTTTCAGATATAAATTTAACGGATGATAATCAATTAATAGAACTTTTAAATTTTTCTAAATTTATTGATTTAGATTCACAACCTTTATCAAAATTAAGATTAGAATTAGGCAAAATAATGAGTAATTATGGTTATAAAAACTTGGAAGGGATATTATCATTTTATATTGGTAAAAATTATAAAACTATATTAGATAAAAATATTATTAAATACATTAATGAATTAAACGGTATATTTATTCCAGTTTCATTTAATATATTTGAAGTAGATAAACAAGAATTATACTATTGGAGAATTCCAAATAATTTTGACGATAATGATTTGATTCAACAATCAAGAGAATTATGGATAAAATATTATAATAAATATATTAAAATTACCGGTATTTTCTTAAATGATGAAATTGGTATAATCTTTAAAACTTCCCAATTAAATTATCCAAATTTATATTTAATAAAAAATAATATTGATAAAGAATTAGAAAAATCATCAATAGATAAAAAATTTTTTAAAAAATTAATAAGATATGATTATTTAGGTAATTGTTATGTTTTATCAGCTAGTGATTATATTTTACACGCTGAAAAAATTTATCAAAAATATCTTGATTTGACATCTTCAACATTTTTATCAATAATGAAAGAATTTATTTCTGAAAGTTCTAATCTTAAAAATATGTTTGATATCATCTTTATTTTATTAATGGGTAATGAAGATAATATTGACATTGCTGGATTATTATTGAATTTAATAAAAGAAAAGAAAAATAATGTCCCAAATATTTTTAATTTACTGAATAATAAGTTGGGTTTTAATTTACAAATTAAACTAAAAAAATCTAACAATAATATTAAATCTGAACAAGAAAGATTGAAGGCTTTATCATTGGAAGATATTGATTACAAAAAACAATTAATTTCTAATAAAAATATTCCTGATAATGTAAAATCATTAACACTAGAAAAAATTCAAGAAATGAAGTTATATAATAATGAATATTATAAACAACTAACATTTGTAAAACATATATTAAATTTCCCTTGGCCATCTCCAAATGATGATTATATTTACCAAAATTTAAAAAATGATAGTAAAAAAGCAGTTCAATTTTTAACTAATGTTGAAGACAAATTAAAAAAATCATCTTTTGGTCACGAAGAGGCTAAAAATGCCCTTTTACAAGTTATAGGAAAATGGATTTCTAATCCAGTAAGTCAAGGAACAAGTTTTGGTTTAGTAGGACCTCCAGGAGTTGGTAAAACTCTTTTAGCAAAAAGCGTAAGTAAATCATTAGGTATTCCTTTCGTTCAAATAACATTAGGTGGTCAAAATGATGGTGAATTATTACACGGTCATGGTTATACTTATTCTGGTTCTCAACCAGGATTAATTATAAAAAAAATGGTTGAAGCAAATAAATCTAGATGTATATTATATTTTGATGAATTGGATAAGGCAACTTCAAAACACGGAAATATAAATGAAATTACCAGTATATTAATTCATTTGACAGACCCAAACATGAATAAAACCTTCCAAGATAGATTTTTCCAAGGAGTTGATTTCCCATTAGATAAAGTAGTTATGATTTTTTCATATAATGATTCTTCTTTAATTGACCCTATTTTACTTGATAGATTAAAAGAAATAAAAGTAAAACCATATACAACAACAGAAAAACTAAAAATATGCAGAGAATTTATTATACCAGAAACAAGCGAAGCAATTGGTTTAACAGAAGAAAAATGGACTAATCTAAATGATGATTTGATAGAATATATAATTGAAAATTATACCAATGAAGCTGGTGTTAGAGATATTAAAAGATATTTAGAAAAAATATTTTTAACTCTCAATTTAGATAAATTGTATAAAAGAGATTTATTTGAAAAAGATAATGAAAATCAAATAATTTTAGATAAAGAACACATTAATAAAATTTTAGAAAAACCCAGTCACGAAATACAAAAAATACATAGTAAAAATGAAGTTGGAATTATAAATGGTTTATATGCTACAAATAATGGAGATGGAGGAATTATTCCCATTCAAATTTTTACTAATATTTCATCCACCTCAAATATTTATGAAATAAAATTAACTGGTAAACAAGGAGAAGTTATGAAAGAATCAGTACATTGTTCTTTAACAGCAGCAATAGATTATATTAGAAGAAATGTTAAAAAATTTAAATTTATTGGTGATTTAGATAATTATATGCTTAAGAATTTTAAACACGGTTTCCATGTACACGCACCATCTACTTCTACTCCTAAAGATGGACCTAGTGCTGGATGTGCTTTCACATCAGCCTTCATATCTAGAATACTTAATAAACCAATTAGAAATGATATTGCAATGACTGGTGAAATTGAACTAACAGGAAAAATTACTAAAATTGGAGGATTAAATTTTAAATTAATTGGAGCTAAAAAAGCTGGGGTAAAATTAGTTTTTGTTCCAAAAGAAAATGAAAATGACCTTGATGAAATTATTAAAAAATATCCTAAATTGGTTGATGATAAATTTGAAACAAAAATATATGATAATATTGATGAAATTATTGATATAATATTAATTTAATAAGCGTATTTTAATAATTCTTTTATTTAAATTATTAATGAAAAGAATTTTTTTAGATAATATTAAAAATGAGCAAATTAGAAAAAAAATCGAGGAAGAAAAAAGATTAAAAGAAGAAAAATTAAATGAACAAACATTTATTGATAATCTTAAAATAAAATTATTAAAAAATACAAATCTTAAAATTCAGGAGAAAATTACAAGCGAGAAAATTACAACCGAGAAAATTACAACCGAGAAAATTACAAGCGAGAAAATTACAACCGAGAAAATAATATTTTATGGGAAAACAAGAGAAAATAATCCCGAATTTACTTTTAAAACATTTAATGATAATGAAAAAAACCAATTCATTAGAGATAATTTTACTGATATAGTTTTAGAAACCTATGATAATTTACCAAATAAAATAGAACTTTGGTCTTATTGTATTTTATATATAGAAGGAGGTATTTATTGTGATGATAATTTAAAGCCAGTAAATGATTTTAAGTTTATAAACTTAACCGATAAAAATTATTTTTTATTGGATTTTAATAATGAATATTTCTTTTCCAATAAATTAATGATTTCAAAGTCTAATAATATAATTTTTTTACATTTAATAAATAAAATTATAGAAAAAGAAATATCATTAGATATTAAACTTTATAAATCACCTTATAATTTGGAAAAAATAAATAATGAAATTTTCTTTAATGAAAATTTAATTTTAAAAGATTTGTCCCAAGTATTAATAAATTCAGAAAAATTTTCATTTATTGAAAAAGTCGTTTATATAAATTTAAGTAAAAGAAATGATAGAAAAGAACATATGAAAAATATCCTTTCGATATTTCCACAAGAAAAAATAGTTAGATTTAATGCAATTGAAAATAAAAAGGGAGCAATAGGATGTTCGCAAAGTCATATTGGAGTAATAAAAATGGCTATTAAAAAAAAATGGGAAAATTGCCTGGTTTTAGAAGATGATGCTATTTGGAATAGATTTGAAGAAGGATATAATTTATTTAATAATCTTTTTAAAAAAGATTTTGATGTGATTGTTTTGGGTGGTTATTTACCAGTTTATGATAAAAAAACTTATAAATTAGAAAGTTGTAGTTGTGCTGGAGCTTATTTTGTTAAAAAACATTATTATAAAACTTTATTAGATAATTTTGAAGAAGGGTTATCTAAATTTTATTTAGAACATTACGGAAATGCAGTAGATGTTTATTGGATACATTTAATGAAAAAAGATAATTGGTATATCGTATATCCACAACTATTTTTACAAAAAGATGATTATAGCGATATAGTAAAATGTAACGTTTCTAAAAGTGAGTGGGTTGAAAATATTGAAAAAAAGACTTAAAAATATACTATCTCTATAGATAGATATGGACTCACTTGATAGTTATTTAGATATGACTGATGACCAAATAGACAACCTTTTATTTGGAATGGATTTAAATAAGAAAATTGAACCAAAAAAGAAAATTTGTAAATCGTGTAAAAGCGATAAATTGGTAGTAGATAACATTAAAGGTTATTTAGTTTGCCAAGAATGTGCGGTAATTAACCAAGAATTTTTAGATGAAAACCCAGAATATACCAATGATGAAGAAAATAATGGAAATGGTGCTTCAAGATATGGCTGTCCGAGCAATTATTTTTTTCCAAAATCTGCACTAGGAACTAAAATAGCAACTAAAGGCTATAATAAAGTTAGTGCTTTACAAAGACAAGGACAGATGCCATACAGGGAGAAAAGTTTACTAGAAGTTTTAGAAAGAATCCAATCAAAATGTAAAAAATATGGTGTAAGCCAATCAATTATTGATTCAGCTAAAATTTTATACAAGAAAGTAAGCGATAGCAAACATATCAGAGGTAAAAGAAAAGGGAAAAATATGATAATGCGTTGTATTAATCGTCGTTCAATGATTGCTTCTTGTGTTTTCTATGCTTGTAAAATGCAGAAAGAACCAAGAAGCCCTAAGGAAATAGCTGATATTTACGATTTGGAAATTAAACACGTGCATCGTGGTTGTAGAAAAATATTAGATTATATTGATTTGAACTCAACCTTTTATCAAATTAAGAATTCTCAAGCAGCAGATTTTATTGAAAGACTAGCCAAAAAAATGGATATCGATAAAAAATATATTGATATTTCTAAGGATGTATGTAATAATATTCACAAGCTAGATATAGCTTCTACTCACGAACCTCCATCGGTAGCAGCAGGTTGTATTTTATTAGTAACAAATACTTATAATTTAACTATAACTAAAAAACAAATTTCGGAAATATTTGATATTTCAGATGTAACTATATCTAAAACTTATCGTAAAATCTATCCTTATTATAAAATAATTTTAAATAATAAAGTTACAGAGTTGGTTTTGGAAAAAAAGAATGCAATGGTAAATCCCGATAAAGTTGATGTTTCAGAAGCTAATTTAGTATTGAAAGAACAACTTAAAAAAGAGCTATTAGAAGATATTGATTATTCTGATGATATTTCGGACGAGGAAACTGAAAATGAAACAGTAGAAGAAGAAATAACAGAAGTTAAAGAAACCATAAAAGATAAGAAAACGAAGAAAAAAGAAATAATATTATAAGCTTAATATTTTATCAAAAACACAATTATTTCCAATTATTTTATATTCTGGTTCTATTTTACCACTGAATTTAGTTTGAGAAGATTCAAAAATAAAATGTAAATCAAGACTTTCTGATTTAATATTTTCTGATTTAATACTTTCTGAACAAGTTTCATTTTTTTTAAATATCAATAAAGATGTTCCTTTAGAAAAAATACATTCAATGTAATTTTTTTCTTTATTAAATTTTTTCAAACTTTCGTATTCCCATCTTTTAGTATTCGAATCAAAAAACTTCATTCCTTGTTTATAGTCTGTTATTCCTTGTTTATCTTCTGTTACTCCTATAATAATTCTATCATTAATTGGTCTTTCTTCTGTGAACTTTGTGAACGTATCTGTGAACTTTGTGAACGTATCTGTGAACTTTGTGAACGTATCTGAGAACTCCTCTGTAAAAATCTCTTTAGAAGACCCAGTAAAATCCTCTGTAAAATTTATTGTTAATTTATTACCCATATATTTAATTAATAAATTTTATTTTTAAATATTGTTAAAAAATAATTTATATGATATTATAACAATGAACAAAAAATTATTATTTTTAAAAAATAAAGAAAAAGATAAAAATATAGAAAAAGATAAAAATATAGAAACAGATAAAAATATAGAAAAAGTTAAAAATATAGAAGAAGCTAAAAATATAGAAGATATTAATTTTTTATATTATTTACCAGCTATAGGAGAAAAAAATTTAAAAGAAAAATTAGAAATTTTAGAAAAAAATTTATATTTTTTATATAAGCAAATAAATAAAAAAATTTCTTTAATAATAAATTGTTATGATAGTTTTGATTTAATAAAAGTTTTTGTAGCAAAAATAGATTTCATAGATTTTTTTATTTATAATAAAAAGGGTATATTAACCGAATTATGGTTAACAAATCCAAATAATATAATCATATCAAAATTTGATTATATTTTATTTATTTTAGATGATGTAGAATTGATTGATTATAATTTAGAAGAAATGATTAAAGTTAAAAAAGAAAATGATATTTCTATATTATCACCAAAAGTAATTAATGCAACGTTTAGTTATATGAATGAAAATAATAATGAATTAAAATTTTCAGATAAAAATGAATTATTTTGTTACTTGTTAACTCCCAAAGATTTCAATAAATATGCTTCTATTAATTCAATAGAAAATAAATATATGTGGGGTGTAGATATGGTATTTGGTCATTTTAATATTAAAACTGCCATATATCATAAATATGAAGTTAAACATTATTTTAAAAAAAGTAATAGGAAAGAAGCCACGAAAGAAATGATAAATTATTTTAAAAATATTGGATTTTCATATAATTCTTCTAATTCTAATATTCAAAATTCAAAAAGATTATTATTGATAAATATAAAGTAATTTTATCATCTCTACCAATTAATCTTATCATCTCTACCAGTTAATCTTATCATTTAATAAAAATTCATTTATTTCCTTGAACACACCACAACCAAAAAATCCTCTTGATGCACTCAATGGAGATGGATGAACAGTAATAAAGACTTTATGTTTTTCCTCATTAATTAAATGTTTTTTTCCTTTTGCAAAATTTCCCATAAGTAAAAATACACATTTATCATTTTTATCAGATAAAAACTTTATTAATTTATCAGTAAAATTTACCCATAAATTAGCGTGAGAATTAGATTCACCAGCTTTAACAGTTAGTGCAGAATTAAGTAATAATATTTTTTCCTGTTTAGCCCATCTTTTTAATAACCCGTGATTTGGTATATTAAAATCAGGGTAACAATTCTTAATTTCCTTAAAAATATTTTGTAAAGATGGTGGTATTTTTCTATGTTTTTTTGGAACCGAAAACGACAAACCCATTGCTTGAGGAATGTTATCTTCAGAACCAATATACGGGTCTTGTCCAATTATCACTAATTTAATTTCATTTGGTGGAAAATAAAATAGAGCGCGAAATAAATCTTCTGGTAAAGGATAGATTTCTTCTTTTTTTTTATTAATTTTTTCAAATATTTTTTCTAATTCTTCTTTATTTTCATCAAAAAATGGTATCCAAGATTGATTTACCTTTTCAATAACTTTTGAATATTCAAAACGCATATATAACTAGATTTTGAATTTTAATTTTTAATTTCAACTTTTTATTAAATGGATGAAAAAAACGTTTTCTTAATTTTAACTCATTATGATAATGAAAATATTATTAGTGAATGGTATGAGAAAAACAAAGATACCGGTGTTGGAAATATGTTATTTCAAATTGCATCAGCATTAATATATGCGAAAAATAATAATGCCAGATTATATGTCCCACCGTTATTTATTTATTTTAAAGCAGAAGAATTAAATCAAGAAGATACTATTTTTAGGAATATTAACGCAAATTTTAATGATAACTATAAAAATGAAAATATTTTTAATTTACAAGATTATATATATATTAATTTAAATGGATTACCATTTAAAAATAATATTGTTTTATCAGGCTATTTTGAAAATTATTTAAATTTTAATAATGATAGAGATTTTATTTTACAAACTTTTGGACCAAATGAGAAAGATAAAGAATATATTTTAAATAAGTATCCTTTTATTTACGATGAAGATGTTTGTTCCATTCATATTAGAGGAGGACAAAAATACTTTGAGATATATTTTCCTGAGTATTTTTTATTTGAAAATTATAAATTAGCTTATGTTAATTGTATAAATTATATGATTGAAAATAAAAAAATTAAAAAATTAATAATCTTAACTAATGATAGGGAATTTTCCAATTCCATCGTAGAAAATTTTTCTAATAAATTAGAAATATATTTTACCAATGAATTACCATTTATAGATTTATGGATTATTTCATTAATAAAAAAAAATATAACTTCTCAATCAACTTTATCTTGGTGGGGAAGTTATTTAAATAACCACTCTGATAAATATGTTTTGTCAAGTCATCTTTTTAAAAGACCATTTTTTTTACATGACTGGATATTAATTTAGTGATTTGTAATTTAGTGATTTGTAATTTAGTGATTTGTAATTTAGTGATTTGTAATTTAGTGATTTATTAAATAAATGCTTTCCTACATATCGGACAGTTTTTGTTATTGATTAACCATTCATCTATGCAATGAATATGATAAAAATGATTACAATCTAACAATCTAATTTCACTATTTTTATATTCATTTATACAAATTGAACAAGAATCACTAGGGTTATTATAAATATATTTTTTGGAAAATTTATCAAAATTTACTTTTTTCATTTTTTTAATTACATAAGTTAGAATAAATATTACCGAATTCCAAAAAACAAAAACACCTGTTATTTCAAAAAAATATATTTTATTTAGATGTTTTATAAAAAGACTATAAAATGATTTCCTCTGATATTTTCCACAATATTTATCCTTTATATTTTTCGAAACAAAGTCACCATAACATAATTGACAATTTAATAAGAAAGAATGCCTACTTAATAATATATAATCAATTGGTTCATATTTTCTTATTCTATTGCAATATGTTGTATCTTCTATATTTTCACATAACTTTAAGTTGATAGCTAAGTTTTCATTAAATTCTTTTTTTAATTTAGTTATATTATCATTTACTTTAATAATTTCTATAGAACAAATATCTTTATTACTTTCAATATATGACTTTTTCCAAATGTTGTAAATTAAAAATACTAAAATCGCGAGAATTTTGTACATGTAATTAAATTTCAAGTTTTAACTAATAAATTTTGCAATTTTTTGTTTTAATTGGATATTTCAGATGAGCTATCACTAATAATTTCATATTTAGTATTAATATAAATTTTATTAATTAATTTATCTTTTAATTTTATTTTAATAATATCTCCGTTTTCTAAATAAGTAATGGGAACAGTCCTTTTGGTTAATGTTTCAATTTCACATAACACAGTTCCTTTAATAATTGGGCTATAATATTGATTATTTTCAGTTACTATTATAAATTTGTTATTTTCTATTTTTATATCTTTAATTGTTACTGTAATAAATTCAGCCATTATTATTATCGGTTAAATATCTTTTATTAGAGTTTTATAATAATAAAAACTTTAAAATTTTTTTTCTAAGATTAAATATATCTTAATATGGCTAATACAAATCTTTCCACTTTATTATTATTAGGAGTTTTACTTTTCCTTATTTATTGCTTAATGCAACAACCCAAACAAAACTTCACTAATGAAAGCAATGAAAATGAAAACTTTGAAAATGAAAATGAAATTGAAAACTTTGAAAATGAAAGTATCGAAGATAGAAATGAAGAACCATTTGCTGATGAATCAGAAGATGAAAAGAATTTAGTTGACCAAAACTTAAATGCTAAACAATTACGTTCTTCAGAACCTAGAATGGAAGCTCCTGCCAAAAGAAATTTTCAAATGGAAGCCCCTACAGTACCTGAAATATCACAAGAATTAGTAAATCAATTAGTTTCTGAAACTGAAAAAGCCCCTGTCAATTCTACATTATTAGGAAACGCTGAATCAGTATATAACTTTGAACCTAACGATGATAGTACTCAAAAAGGAGCCAGTTTAGACAATGCTTTTGAAAGACCTGTTCCCGATGATTCTAAAACAGATGTTGTAGATTTACACAGAAATAACTTAACAAACTACAACGCCAAAGATTATTTACCTAAAGAAATTAACGATGACTGGTTCAACACTGATTTCTCCCAAGCTAAATACAAAATGAACGATGACAAATTAATCAATACTGATAAATACATCATCGGTATCAACACCGTTGGACAATCCCTCAAGAATGCTTCATATGATATCAGAGGTGCTGTCAATGTACCTAAATACACTGTATCTCCTTGGAATAACTCTACCATCGAACCCGATTACAACATTAAACCTCTCTGCTAAATTTGGATTAAAAAATTATAATTTTTTAATTTAATCAATTCATTTTAAAAAAATCTAAGATATATATATAATGCCTGAATCCCCCGAAGTAACTGAAGAATTTAAACAAAAGATTGTTCGCTGGGTAAAACTTGATGACGATTTAAGAAAAATCAGAGAAACCACCAAAGAAATTAACGACGAAAAGAAACAAGCCGAAGAATACATTTTAGCTTTTATGGATAACATTGAACAAAAGGAAATTGCCATTAGCGATGGTAAATTATCCAAACAAGTTAGTAAATCAATGGAACCTTTAAATAAAACAAATATTCAAAGTGCTATTAATGAAGTAATGAAAGATGATGGTAAAGCCAAAGCCCTAACTGACCATATTTTAAGTTCTAGAAAGTCTAAAGAAAAAGTTTCTATTAGAAGAACAAAAATAAGAGCCCCTCAATAAGTTTATCTAGAGTAAACTCATTGAACCTATAAAATATACTAAATATACTAAATTAAGAGTTAATTTCTCCTAAAAATTAGTGTACTCTAGTAAACCATACAATATACTGAAATTAAACTCCCTTCATAGTAAACCACATCATAGTAAACCATACAATATACTGAAATTAAACTCCCATTATATCAAACCATAAAATTAAACTATAAATTAGACCGCCCTTACTTAGTTTCAAAACAAAAAATTTTAAAAGTATTTATAATAAAATGGATTTTTATGATAAATATTTTATTAAAAAAAAAGATAACGCATATATTATTAGTTTAAATGAACCAAAAGAATTATTTAAAAAATTAAAAGAGGAAAATTTAAATCCAATTTTAATAAAAGCAATTGACGGGAAGACTTTAGATTATAAAACCAAATCAGAAAACACAAATTTATTTTTTTCATTATTTGGTCCAGAAACAACAGTAGCTATTGCATTATCCCATATAAAAGCTTGGGATAAAATAGTTAAATCAAAAGAATCTTATGGGGTTGTATTTGAAGATGATGCCATTTTAGTAGACAATTTTAATGAAAAATACAATGAATTAATTAAAAATTTACCAAAAGATTTTGATATTTTTTATTTAGGTTGTTTTGGTTGTGAAAATAATTATAATTTTTTAAATGTTGTCTTTAGTTTATTAAATTTAAATTCTAAATTTAAAAAAATAAATGATAAAATAAATAAACCTTCTGTCGCTCTTGCTTTACATGGTTATATAATTTCTAAAAAAGGGATTAAAAAAATATTGGAACATTTAAAAGGAAACATATATTTTCATCTTGATGTTTGTATTCAAAAAATGATTTCTGATAATTTACTTATTGCTTATGTTCCAAATGAAAGAATAGTTTATCAAAGTTCTACCGATAATAATTTATCTTCAAATGTTAAAAATTCACATCCAATTATCCTTAATAATTTCCTATCTAATTTTACCGTTGATACAAAATGTCGTGCTAATTATATTACTACTGTATCATTGTTAAAGATTGGCGATTATACTTTAACTCTAACCGCATTAATATTTATTATAATGGGTATTTATTTGGCCTATTTAGATTTTGATTTTTTGGAAGTAACTGCCTTCTATTTTATAATATCTATTCCGGATATAAATTTATTAAATCCGGATATAAATTTATTAAATCCTGATCTTAATTTAAATAATCTTAAAATAAATTCTATTAGTGTTCATTATATTATATTAATATTATCTTATTTAATAACTAAAGAAAAATTAAATTATGTTTCATCCAAATAAATATTTCTTTCAGTTCTTATTCTAGGAACAATATTTACAGACATCAATTCTTGAAATAGTAGTTTGGCAGCATACGGCATCACCACTCCACTTATTCTATTCGAATTATGACACGATTTGCACCAATAGTAATCTTTGTCGATGACTTTTGACGCAAAAAGACCACAATCGTCGCATACATATACTTTGTATATATCTGACGTCTCCATCATTCTCTCTTTTAAAAATTGACCCATTCCGTGGGCTATCATTGCATCTTTTTCCATTTCTAGTTTATACCGTTCTAAATTCGATATTTCCATCGAACATCATCGAACACTAAAAATCGTAACAAACACCTAAAATTGTGGGGTATTTATCACTCAATTTAATCTGCATCTCTACAGGGCTTAGACTCTCTTTTAGACAATCATTGAAGTTGGTTAGACTTCTCATGTCCATTCCTATATAGTCGTTGAACGTTCTCCCTAGACTAACCAAATCGTCATTAGGAGCTTCGCTGCGGATTGTCCATATTCTAAAGCTTATTACTATACCTAATGCAGTTAACATTAGCCACCTATAAGTTTCCTTACAAGTTTAGTACTTTAGACTTAATAAATTTTTCTAAAAATTCTGGAGTTTCCCGCAATTAGGGAATGTTGCCCGCCACAACGCGGACTAGCCTTTATTTGCATAAAGACTTTTAGGCAAAATGGTTTACCTATTTTAAGACCACCGTCTCTGCTACGGCCTTCCAACGGTTGTCTGGTTAATGCTTGTCTTGGTCCACGGCTTCTTGAGTGATACTTGTCAGCCGTCATATGTTTTAATCTTATTTGATAAGAAGGTGCCATAAAAATTTCAGCTTCTATCTTCTTACCAGTCATTCCACAATATAATATTTCATTACCGTATTTGTTAAATCCGAGTTTTTCTAACATTTCCGGCAGTTTTCTTACATCGTAATCACAATAGGGGGTTCCGTCCATATAATGTCCCGCTATTGCACCGATTTTTGCCGCCGTCATTTCAACTAGTTGTCCAATCGTCATACGAGAGGGCATACAATTGGAAACAATAGCACCATTAGCACTGAAAAGGTGATATTCCATTACACCAATATCAAATACTTCTTCTATGCCAAACTCTTCTTTCTTCATTATTCCTAAATAGTAATTGGGAAAATGATTATCGGTTCTATTAATTTGACATTCAATATCAATATTTACACAAACTAATTCTAATTTTAACAGTTTCTGTATAGAATATCTAAATCCAATATTCTTTCTAAAGTCTTCATTGGATTTAATTCGTATTTCATATTCTCTATATACTTCAGCTTCTACATCTAACTTTTTCATTAATTGAGTTAGTTTATCTAATTTAGTTTCTGAAAATTTTATATTAGTGAGTGTTTTATTATCACTGGAGGTATCACCACCAAAACAACCACCTAAAAATTCTCTAATTATAGATTTTGGACAGGATTTATCAAATAAGAAGTCAGGGTAATTTTCAATTACTAAAAAGTTATTAATAATTTTATAACCCAAGTCAGTATCTTCTATCATAGGTCTTTCACCAGTTATCAACTTAATATCATCTATAATACTATTCAAGTCCATTTTTAAATTGACAATAAAGTTTTTGGATAAAGTTAAGTATCCTAATATTCTAGCGAAAGCTAAACTTCTTTCTCTTTCCCTGTCATTTTCCATATTAAATTTAAAGTTACCAAATTCTAAAGTCCAATCATCTTCTTCTTCATAACTCTTATCTTCAGTCCCTATAGGCGTCATAATTAATTTATCTTCAAAGTCAATGTCATTAGCTTCTTTAAATATTATTTCATTATTTCTTAAGACTTTAATTTTATGGTCTGGAGTGCATTTTAATTCCCTACCATCAATCAATGTAAGTTTAATTATATCTTTCTTACCCTTTGATTCTAAACCGACAGAATAAGACATTGTTGATTTCTTATTTTCTGGACACCAAGATATAACTTTTTCCATTCCTGCTTCAGATAAAGTATCAAGTCTTTTAGCAACACCATTTGGTAAACTAATTAAAGTATCACCTGTAAAACAATGCGGATTCATAATTAAATCTGGAACCATTCCATCGGAAGTAAATGGCATATCCTTCTGATCGAGAGAGATACCAAGGGTTCCTTTTTGCGAACTACCGAGAGATTGTTAATCTCCTCTATAACTTCGACCTATATATTTTTCTCCCTATTTAGGAAGAATTTATAGAATATATAAGGCTACCCGTTTTATACTTGGTATAAAACGTGACAGATTAGAATTTATTCTAATCTAATCCATTATAGCACGATTTCTCGTGGGGCTAGATCATATTTTGATAGGATTAAAACGAGAGGTGATTAATCTCTCTATCCCACAATGTCCATATGGTCGTTGAACCTTCTTCCTATTCTATCACACGAATTAGGAAGCTTGGATGCGGATTGTCCCTCATTTACTAATTACCTTTTTACTGTACCTAATGCGATTAACATTAGCCATCAATCCATTACTGAATTAACTTAGTAGTAATTAGCTTCACTCTTTTTTATTGAGTTCGGGAGGTCCCCGCAATTTGAACACTTTGCCAGCTATAAACTGACTAGCAGTACTTTTGGTACCACTTTACGGCCAAAGTTAACCGTGTCTGTTTGAATTACCCGTCCAACAGGGTTTCATATTTAATCTAGTATAAAATACGTGGTTAGGTACTTCAATACAGTATACCATTCCATCGTAATCAATTAAACTTCCTTCAGATTTTATTAATGGTTCATTTTGCATTTTAATTACATGTAATTCATAGGTATTATTAATCATACATGCATTTGCAGACCAACCACAATGTAATGCTAATCTAGTAATATCATCAGCTAATTTTTTAGAAGTTGTAAAGAATATCGTATCTCTTGACATTATAGCTTCTAATAATATTCTACTTTGTGTTTCGCTCAAGTCAAATACCCAATCAGGTAAATTATTATTATTATTATTAAGAGATTTTAAGTAATTATCTAAATCTGAATTCAGCAGACGGGCTTCTAATAACTCTTTTTTATTTCCAGAATACCATAGGCCTAAAAAGTTTAAAAATTCATTTATTGGTTTATTTATCTGGTTTAATTCTTTATCTGGTTTAATCCATTTACCATTTTTCTTATAATTTAATTTTTTACCCATTACATTTTTGGCTTCTATTAATTCAAAATATCTACGGTCTTCCTTTTTGACGTACATCTTATGTTCTAAAGTTGTAATTAAATCTATTTGTTCCGTTTCCAATTTATACATCTTTCCTTGGTGTTCAAATTTCCATAATTTAGAAGGTTTAGAATAATAAATTTCATCCTTCTCATTTAAACAAGCGACATTATCTTCCAATGTAATTTTGTCTATGTTTTTCCATCCATTGGTTGTTAATACTTCGTGAGCAGGTGTCAAACAAAACTTATCCCCAATCACTGGTATTCTCTCCATACGCACTCTGACATTATACATTTCATAGCCTTCCGAATTATAAATCCCAGTATGAACTCTGTCAATTACACCATCCACATTGGATTTAAATATTTCAGAACTATCTTTATAAACCTTATTATTATCACCAGTGGGTTGAATAGGCGACACTTTACCAATAATAAAGTCTTCATTAACAATCTCTGTTTCCTCTTCTGCAAAACCCTTTTCGTTTAGTTTAGAATAATTACCTTGCTTCATATCCGCTACTTTATTCTTATCCGGTCTAATGAAAATATCATCTTGATTAGTAGATGGATTTTTATCAATTTCAGAATGATACTTTTTCAATGTGTCCGCTCTAAAAATACCTCTGTCAATAGAACTTTGATTGAAAACAAAACTATCTTCTTGATTGTATCCATTGTAAGAAGCAATCGCTAAAATAGTATTTTCACCATAAGGTAAATCCAAGCAATTGTTATATTCCATTGTCTTTGTTGTTACAATTGGCAATTGAGGGTAATATAATATTTGGGAAATGTCCATTCTATCTTTGTAGCTAGTTAAGTAAACACTAATCGATTGTTTGGCTTGGGAAAAGTGAATGATATTACGACCAGAGTGATTGTGATTACTAAAAGGAATATTACCAGCGATAATACCTAATAGTGTCCAAGCGTGAAAATCACTGTGAGTATATTTAATCCATCGGTATTCACCATAGCGATTGATTTTGCTTGCTTCTGTATATTCCACTTTACGGTTTCTATTTTCTTCGGTTTCTTTCAGTCTGTAAAATCTATCACAACACATAATGTAGTTGGAACTTTCGATATCCTCGTATTCAACCACATTAGGGAATTTAGATAGAATTCTTTTCCATCCCTTTGCATAGTCTTTCGATTTTAATTCATTTTGAACATCTTCTACTACTTCTTTAGTTAGCCCAAGTTTATTATCTTGAACTATCAAAAGAGGTCTAATCAATCTACCACCATCGTAGAATACTTTAATTTCTCTCTTATTATAGTCAAGACATATGGTTGTATATTTATCAATTACACCGGTTCTTCTTTTGTTTTTCAACAAATCGTAAATTTCATTGGTTTCAGTTAATTTACAAACACAAAACCAATCACCGTTAATAAAAAGCTTGGTATAATGTTTCATTTGTAAAGGGTCCACATCAGAAGGGTGTTTAACTTTCGTCCCTTTTAATATTGCCCTTACGATTTCATCCTGAGTAGAATTTTGTGATGATACCGATGACATCATTGCTAGAGACTTAACTATACCGATTTTAGCCCCCTCTGGTGTTTCAGCACAATTGTGTACTACAATTGATGATGCTACAAAACTATGATTTTCTGAAGTTGTGGTAAAATCATAAACAAGTTCTGGTTCAATTTCCTTAATTTCTTTAATTTTAACAGAGACAAGTCCATTATCTAGTAAATTTTCTTTAACAAATTTTTCTTCAGAACCAATATATCTATCAACAAGTATTTCATCTTTATTAAAATTTTTTATTAACAAACATTCAATAACTAGGGCAGATTTTCTATTCTTTTCTTTACTATATCTCCAACCAATTAACTCGCCATATTTTGATAAATTTTCTACTGATTTTTCAAAATTCAATGTAACAAATCTATTATTTATAGTTACGTTTGTATTAATTCCAAATTCACTAAAAAGGATAGTTGATTGTTTCATTAAAGTTTCTATTTGAGAGATTTTACCGGTTAATAAAGTCGGTTGACCTATTTCTTGACCCCTACAACCTTGAAATCCTGATAAATATTCTCTTTTAATTAATTTATCAGCATTCATAATCCAATCGGGTATACTTCTTTCTTGGTTACCAACAAAACCACCTAATAAAGATATTAAATAGGCAAATGGTCCATCTTTAGTAATTAACCAAGTTCTACCAGAAGCTATATCATTTTCCCTTTTAATGGAAGGATAACCAAAACCTAATTTATAAATATCATCAGCGATACAGAAAACATCTTCCTCTGTGTCCAAGTTAAAATTACTTCTATAATATAAATTATCAGATACTTCATAAGTATTTAATGCCCCAATTAATCTAGCAATCACAATTAATTTTTCGTGACTAATTGGTTTATTTAAATAACCATTTTCTAATAAATTCATTTTATAAGTAGGTAAAACATCATTTTCATTAATTAGACATTCTGTCTTTTTCTCTGGTTTAATATGTTTTACCGTATGTTTAATAATTAATTTATCTTCATTAGTAAGATTTTCAGCATTTTTCCATTCATATTTACCATTGTTATTAACTAAAAATGGATGGTCTATAGTTGCTTTTATTTTTCTACCACTTATAGTTGTTATTTCTAATAATTTTTCAGGCATTTTACTAAATTTATTGAAAGTTAAAGAGGGCTCTGATTTTAAATTATCGGGATTAATAGAAGTAATCATTTCATTATCAATTACATCTTTAATTAATTTAGTATCCATTTGATTTCCTACCAATATTTCTGAATCACCAGTTAAACAACAGAGAAACTGGACTTGCAGATTTTGTGCTTGACGTATCGATGTGACCTTCGATGTAGATGAATCAAGTGATGGTGCCATAATTCTTCTTAAATAAGAAATTGATTGAACCCAAGATAATCTTTGTAAAGATTGAGCCACACCCTTCTTTGTTTTATTCATACCCCATACACCAGTCGCAAGAGCAGTTTTAATCCCTTGTTCGATAATGGCTGGTTTAATTTGATTTAGAACATTAATTGGATTTTCATCAGATTGATTTTTCTTTGAAAATAATTTACCAATTTCATTTAACATTTTCTTCCAATTTTGTCTAAATAATTGACCAATCAAAATACCTGGTGTTTCTATTCTCTTATTTTGTAAAGCATCTCTGTCATCGGCATCGTTTCTCCCAAGCCAGACATTTAATAGCTTGTTTACCATATAGCCCAAATAATTAATTTTCTTGGGAATATCTTCGCCCAAATGAGGAAGAAAGTCCTGTCTTAAAATCTTTTCTAACATCATTCTTCTTTGAATTTTAGCTAATTGGTCATCTGTTTGTGATATCATTCTATTCTTTCTTAATTTACTAGCTAAATATTCTACCGCTTCTTCTTTCGTTTTAATATTCACACCCATGTCATCCGTAGAATATTCCATAGAACTTCTCAAAAGATTAATCATCTTAACATCAGTTAAATCATAGGTAATTCTAGAAATAATATCTTGGTCGGTTTCAACACCTAATGCTCTGAAGAGAACAAATAATGGTACTTCTAATAAAGTCGAAGTGGTTATAGTAATATCATCATCCTTTCTATTCTTAATGGTAATAATTTGTAAATTATCAGACCAATCATTTTTACGGGAATTTATTTGAATGGTATAAATCATTCCCTCTGAATAAGATGGGTCCTTTTTAACAAAAACTAACGGTTTATTATCAACCATTTTTTCAATTGACATTACCACTTTTTCTTGACCACTCACAATAAAATAACCACCCGGGTCATATTTGCATTCGGTATGTAAATCCTTTTTAATTTGGGTAGAACAATACTTTGATTTTACCATAATCGGAATATTACCAATTGCTAATTCTTTTTCAACTTCGCCTATTTCTTTTACCGTTTTATCTCCAGTTAAAATGTCTACTTTTTCTAAAACTTGAACCATATCACCAACAATTGTTGCAAAATAATTCAAATGATTTTTTCTTGCATCAGATGGAAATTTAATTTCATTATCGTTATCAAAAGTAGGAGGTTTTATTCTAATATTCGAGCATTTGAATCCATGTAAATAAATATTATTTTCAATCACATTTTGATAAAAATAATTATTTTCTTGTATTAAGCTATACGGAATAATTTCTTCTACTAATTGATTGTAAGAAGAAAATAAATGCTCATATAATACTTTGGGTTGTTTAAAATACAAATCAATTAGTTTATCGATATCTTCTTGTCCAATTAATTTACTGGAATCCAAAGGGTCTTCTTTGACTGTTTTCACTTCTTTGACTGTTTTCGCTTCTTTGACTTTTTTTCCTTCATTAACTGAATTATCTGTATCTAATTTAGTTTTATTGTTCGGCATTATGTATATTGATATAATCTTTTTAAATATTTTTATCAAATTTTTTTAATTTAATAAAAATAATTATTTTAGGTTTCTTAAAAATTCAATAGAATTTTCCTTATTTGTTATCTTTTTCATTTCAGGTTTCTTAAAAAAACTAGTAAAATAAGTAATTATAGAATTTCTTTTATTTATATAATAATTATTAATTTTATCAGTAAAAGTAACAACATAATTTATCATTTTAAATTTATTGCTTAAAGTAATTAATAATAGTTTCATATAAATTGTTAAAAATTCATAAAAAATAATCGTTGAAAACATAAACACAGTAAATAAGTTTGGTTCATACATTAATATTTTTTTATTTAATTTAAAAAAATAGAAAATGAGATATACTGATAATGATGAAACAAATTGATAAAAAGGGCACCACAATAATATACTTAGTAGAACTAATAATATTAATAATTCCATATTATATTAAAATAAATATAATTCTTTAATATGGAATTAATCAAAAATATTTACCAGTAATTTATCCTTCATATTCTCTATTAAAATTTCTTTTATTTGTATTTTTCCTTGTTGAATGTATTTTAATTTTATATGAGTATAATCTTCTAATTTTTCATTTTTTAGAAAAAACCAAAATGGAACATTTAAATCATAATTTCTTAAATTACTCAAGATAGACAATCTAATACTTTCTTTATAAATTTCAAATTCAATTAATACCGGCTTGATACTAAAAGAATTATTGTGATTGGAAAAGTAAATATTATCAATATTATAAATAAGATTAATTTTAAACATATTTGAAATAAATTTTACCAATATAAATGGAATAAATCTAAATATATGGAAGGCTAAGTTTTGATTTATTTTAAATTTATTTTTTTCAATTGCATTAATTGATACGTTAAAATTTTTAATGAATATTTCTCTAAAATACACCAAGTATTCCATTAATTAAATAAATAATTTATTTTTATATAAAGAAACTTGTTTTTAATATGTTAATGGAAACAAATAATTTAGAACTTAACACCAATTTACCCAGAAAATGGTCTTTATGGTATCATTACGATAAAGATAATTGGAAAATTAATGGATTTAAGCAAATTTATACTATTACTTCTATTGGTGATTTTTGGCAATTATATAATAACTGGGATAAATTAGGCGGTATTAATCAAAGACATTATTTTTTAATGGCAGATGGTATAACACCTATTTGGGAAGACCCTAATAATAAAAGTGGCGGTTGTTGGTCATATAAAATTCACGAAAATCAAGCACAAGAATTATGGGATGATTTATCTATTTATTTAGTTTCTGAAAAATTATCAATGAAAAAGAATGACCTTACTGGAATTTCAATTTGTTTAAAGAAAAATAATTATTGTGTAATTAAAATTTGGAATCGGAATGGAAAAGAAAATAGTTTGGTTTTATTAAACGAAACTATATTAAAAAAATGGGGAATGGATATTATTTATATAGCTCACATTCCAGAATAAAAATAAATATTGATTATTTAATTATTTATTTTTATTATTATATTCTTATGGATAAATACGCAATAATAATTCAAAGATTTTTGAGGAAAATATTTAGAAGAAGATTAAAAGATGGAATTAGTCTAGATATAATTGATAAATTGTTAAATCAATATATTTCTAATTATAATTTTTTGGAAGAAATAAATAAAAAACTAACTGATAAAAAATGCAGGCATGAAAACTTTCCTTCTCATATTTCTGAAAATATTGTAAAATTTGCTATTTTTAAAAAATATAAAACTATGCCAAATTGGAATACTAAAAAAGGAGACTTAACTTTATTACATAGACAAATAGAAGTTAAAGGATTTAGTTCAGACGGTCCTACTTCTTTTGGTCCATCTGAAAATTGGGATTGGATTTATTTTGTAGATTGTAAAGATTTTAAGAATAAAAATTTTATAGTTTATGAAATAAAATTATCAAATAAGAATGAAGATTGGAGGAAAATAATTTTAAGCGGTATAATTTTTGATAAAAAAAATATTTGTGAATTACCTAAAAATTTAGAAACATTAAATAAAAAAGATTTAGATAAATTATGTTCTGAAAGAGGGATTTGTAAAGGGAAAAATAAAGAAGACAATATAAATAAATTAAAGAATGAACAAATTGGAAGTAAGTTTAAAAATCCATCTACATATGGATCAATTGCGGATGATAATAAAAGAGGTCTTTTACGAGGTTGTTTTCATTCAATATTTAAACCACAATTAGGAAATAACTGTCAAATTATTTTTAATGGAAATATATTAGATCTGGAAAATACTAAACTTGAAAATAGTAACCCAGAAAATAATATAATTATTGATAATTTAACAGATAAATTAAAAATTATTAATCTTTAAATTTCTATATTATTTTCATCAATAATTATATTTTTTTTATCATTCTTTTTTTCTAAAATACTAACTATTTTATTTGCTATTTTTTCAACAATCGGATAGGATACAGCATTTCCTGCTAATTTATATAATGCAGCATCACTTAAATTTGGTAGTTTATACGTCTTTGGAAATCCTTGAAGATTAAAACATTCACGTGGTATTAATTTTCGAATACCTTTAGTATCCTTAATAATAGGAACATTATGACCACCAGTTCCCATATTTGCAGTTAATGTAGGACATACATTATTTTTATTTTCTCTAACATAATATCTTCTATATTGATAAATTACATTTTTAGAAATTGGTGTTTTAACATTAGCTTCTAATTCATTCCAAATTTTCATTGTATTATTATAGTAGTATTTATCAGGAATATCTATTTCCATAGTTTTATTTAATAGAATTTTATCTTTCTCGTTAACTTCTTCTGGAAATTCAAAATTATCACAATCTTCTTTATTTTTGAAACAGACTATATAAATACGTTCCCTATTTTGAGGTACGTTACTATGAATACACGTATTTAAAATTTTATGTTTATAAAAATATTTTAATTTTTCTATTTCTTTAGTTATAGTATTAAAAGTATTCCCTTCATCATGTGATTGAAGATTTTTAACATTTTCAAGAATTACAACTGTAGGTTTATGTTTTTTAATTATTTTAAGAATTTTCCAAAACACATTAGAACGTTCATCTTCAAAACCTTTTTGTTCTCCTGCTATAGAAAATGGTTGACAAGGGAAACCACCAGTTAAAATATCCATTTTTTTAATTTTTTTTTCATCAATATCATTTAAATCCTTACAATCTAGTTTAATTGAAAAATTTTCATTATATATAATTTCACTTTTTTTACAAAAGTCATTTGCATATATTGTTTCTACTTTTTTTGTTTTTTCAAAAGCAAGAGAAAATGCGCCTGTACCTGTAAATAATTCTGCTAATTTTAATTTAGACATTTTTATTATAATATTAAATATTATAAATATTTAATATAACAATTTTTTTTGTTTTTTGTTTTTTGTTTTTTTATTAATTTTTAGTGTCTTTTTGAGACAGAACAAACTTAACCTCCCCTAATGCAGCAACCGCATATTTGATAATTAATGGATAATCATTTTTCAAATATAAAATCACTTGAGGTGATAAATTAGTGCATTTAGTAAAAACATTTAACCATTTTAATGAAAATACCCCTTGGACTATTTCATTTTTATTATCCGTATTCACATCAATAGATAGACCTCCGTTAGTTTCTGATATTTCAAAATCAGCATCACATATATCGGCTCCCTTGATACCAAAAGACACTTTATTATTGGTGCATTTTATTTCTATCTTTTCGGTTATTAACGATAGGTCTTTGCAATACTTGTGGAATCAGACGATGGGAAATAAGCAGCGTAAGGAAATTGTATAGGGTCAACTTCGAATTTTTCATCATCTAAATCAGATAGGTTAAGGCGGAAAATCTTTTTTTCTTTTTTATCGGTGTTTTCCAAAATGATAATTAACTTATTTATATCTTCATCATCTAGAGCCCAAGTCATTTTATCCATATTAGACATACATTTAAGAATTATTAACAAATTATCAAGATTTACACCAATAGTAATTTTCTTCTTGCTGTAATTATATTTATACTTGTCGAATTTATCTGCGTCCAACTTACTGTATACTAATATCGTTCCTGATTTATTTATTTCTTTCATAATTAATCCTCCAATTTGCTTATTTTTAGTATCATTTGTTTCAGTAACCAATTCAGTATCTTCATCGTCTTCATTTTCAGAGGTAATTTTTTCAGTATAATAGGGACAGAATGTAAATTTAACATCTGTGACCACAGAACTAATAGTATCAATTAGTATTCTTATGGCGTTCGTTTGGGAAGTTTCTAATTCTAATATATAGACCATTAATTTTAATACATTAAAGTCTTTAAAAAGATTTTTAAATTCGAAAAAAAAAATCTAAATTAATATAATGTCTAATACCTATAAACTTGTAAACCCATTTATTCAAGGTGATTTAAAAACAACTGTTACCTCTAAAAACTCTGTAGCCGCCGCCAAATCTTTATATGCCAATTTATCAGAACACTTTAACAACAATATCCCTAAATTTTATTTCACTATCCAAAAAGGTGGATCAGGCACTGGTAAATATTACCACTTTTTAGTAAAAGAAGTAAAAGATAAAAGCGATGAAGTTAAATTTAATGTAGAACCCTTAATATTAAAAGATGACTCAAAAATAATATCAAATTTTGAATCTAAATTAAAAATATTTAAAAATAAATTTGAACAAGCTGGGGGTAAATTAAAAAAAAGAGGTTCTAAGAAATCATCTAAAAAAATATTAGATGATGACGACTTGGATTCATCAGAAGATTTATACATGAGAGTACAAACATATAAACCTGTAGTATCAGCCCCTCTTGCTTATTGGTGGTATGATGCATCAGTATATAATTTAAATTCAATTTACATGCCTACTTTCTATTCTTATGCAATGCCTTATTTATATGTAAATTTTAAATAAAGGGTTTTAATTAAGAATTAATAGATTTTCAAAATATAGTATTTCAAAGCTCCTAATAAGTTCATTAGTTATTTTAAAATATAACTCATTAATTTGTTCTTTAACTTCCCATTGTTGAACATCATTTTCTTGAATATTAAGAAGGAATTTGTTAAAACCTTCAAAATTAGTAAATATACCATCTGGATTAACTTCAACAAGATGAATATATTTATTAATAAATTTTTCTATATATTTATCTTTCGCACTGATATTTTTCCAGAGAATTAAATTACTAATATCATTAATTAGTGTATTAAATTCATTCTTATGTAAATAAGATTTAACAATACTGGATGCAAAATTTTCATCACCAGTTACTCTTTCTAAATTTATAATTAAAAATTTTTCTGGTTCTTCCTGAAGTATAGTCTGTTTATGTTTTAGATATAAACTTTCATTATCCAATTTAATTTCTTCACTGATAGTTATATAAAGAGGTTTACCCTTTTTATCAAACTTTAGACAATAAGTATTATCAATTTCTGAAACTAACTCGCTATTTAATATATTTTTTTTAGTTAAAATATATTTAATAGTATTACTAAAATTATCATTTTTATTATTTAAATAATGTAAGTATCCATCAATTTGTTCCATTAGATTTATAAATTTGTTATCTTTATCAAAAAATTTATAATAATTATAAGGGAAACAATCCTTAAAATTATTTTTATTACATTTAATTAATTCTATATAATCAGAAAATTTATTCAGATTAAGATAGAATTTATTATTAATTTCAAATATCATTCCTGAATTTAGTAAAACTATTTTTCCAATGATAGGGAACTGTTTTGAATTTGAAAATAATACTTTATTAACGTTTTCAATTGGAATTAATCTTCCATGATTAATATCTAAGAAAGAATCATTTGAGAATACTGCTTTATAGTCCATTAACATATTAATTATATATAAATTAAAGGAATATCAATTTTTTTGAGAATGCCAATTTTTTTTAATTTTTTTATTTATTTTTAATAAATGTTTGGGTTGATAGATGTTGAGGGTAATCCATGACCAAATAAAACCATATAAATTAAAATTACGGCTGAGATTAAGATACTTCTATCTTCGGCTTTCATCGAGGGTTGACCTAATACATAGACCATAAAGGCGTATAATAATGCGCCCATTATCAAAGAGTGTACTAACATTGTTGTTCCGCGTTCCATATATAAATAAACTAGATATTTATTTTCAAATAAAATTATATTCGTAAAAGAATTAGTAAAATAAAAAATCTTATTTTTTATTTTTTATTTTGTCAAAATCAAAGATTTTGTCAAAATCGGAGATTTTAATAAAATATTAGCTTCGCTAATAATTTGTCAATTAAGTTTTTGGAAAAAAACTTAATTAGTAAAATAAAAAAATCTTATTTTTTATTTTGTCAAAATCGGAGATTTTAATAAAATATTAGCTTCGCTAATAATTTGTCAATTAAGTTTTTGGAAAAAACTTAATTAGTAAAATAAAAAATCTTATTTTTTATTTTGTCTGAACCGGGAATCGAACCCGGGTCACCAGCTTGGAAGGCTAGCATTCTACCACTGAACTACTCAGACTTATTATTTAAGTTAATTAAACCTTTAAATAAATTACTCTATCTTTTGAAATACATAAAATTTATTTAAAAAGGAAAACTTTTGACTTTCTTTATCAGCTCCTTTCAACACTCCATAAAACTTTGCAGCATCTTCATAGAATTTTCTATTTTTATAATTTTCTTCATGAGGAACTACATCCATAAACCATGGCTTATTAATATTATAAATATTTGAAAAAGTATCTGAATCTACAAGTCTACAACCAGCTTTCTCCATTGTTGATACCATTAATTTGGTGCTTATTAAATTTTCCGGATAAGGATTTTCTGAAATCCATCTCATCATTACATCTATTGCTTGTCCTGGTTCATCTTTAAGTTCGCCTGGAAATTTCTTAGTGATTTCAAATAGTTTAGTTTTTTGTCCATCGTCATTTGTATAATACGATGTATAAACATCAGTTCCATTTAATAATTTTAATACTTCATTTGAATCGAATAATGTACATATCAAATATCCACCAATCTTAAGGTAATTTTTAACATTATCTATTAAATTTTGGGTTGATTCAACTGTATTAAAAAGATAGTGGATAGCAAACATACTTGTTATCATATCATATTTATTTTTACCTGTAAAGTATTTATCAATGTTATTTTTGTTATCCTGTGACATATTCGAATATTTTTTCGATTGGATTTCTGATTTCATTGGTAAAGAACCATCTCCTTGTATAAAAACCATTTTACCATAATCTGGGAATTTTGATTTTAAAAAGTTATAACGACTTACAGCACTTTCTGTTGCAGCAAACAAGTTTTCATAGTTATCGTCAATTCCAACATAATCACCAACACGAGCGTGATAAAACTTTTGAATATCGCCACCTCTTCCGCAACCAATATCAAATATAGAAGCTTTCTTTTCTTTACTATCTTTATTTTCTCTAAAAGGTTGACAATATGTATAAATTATAATTGATTTAACCCAATTTTGGAAAGATCTCATAATTTTACATAGATTTGATATTTCTTGATAATACTTATCTTGAGCTCTGTCAGATGTTATAACTGTTGAATCAATTCTTCCTTGTAGTAATTTAAGTTGTGCATCATACGTATTGGTATTAGATAATTTTTTAATTTCATCTATTGTAACAGCTTCTTTCATCGATTTCCACGTTTTAATGGCTACATCTTTAAAGTTACCATATCTCTTTTGTTCTTTCAAAACACTTTCTGTTTTATCCCAACGGGTTCTTAAAATAGACCATCTATATTGATGGGGAATATTTGGATTATTTGTATAGATAACTTCGATTACTGTATTATCTTGAATAAAATTACCTTCAACATCTCTTACCTCTCCTCTAATTAATGGTAAAAATGCTTCGTGATTATTTTCTTCTTTCATAAAAGGAACCGGTATTTCTTTATTTCCAATTAAATCACCAACTGAAAAATTAGCAACTCTAAAAATTTGTTCACTACCAGAACCATTTATTCCTCCCATTTTGATAGGTAATGAATTATCAAAAATTTCTAAATAACCTCTTGTTTCTGGATTTCTTTGAAAATTTACATAAATGTCAATCGAGTTTGTTTCTGGTGGTTTATATTTATAAATCGGATATTTTTGTTCTCTTTTGTCTCTGGTATACTTTTGTTCTAATCCAGTAAAAATAATACCATCCAAATAATAAGGGCAATTTACTTTTTCAGAGCTAGTACATCCATAATAAATTAGATAGGCGTATAAAAATACTTCTGAACTGGCACCGCCAGTAGGGAAGATAAACAATTTAGGATGAAACAAATAATCGTTTTCTTTTGTTTTATCAATAAGATTATTTAAATGTTTGAAAAATCTTTCAATCTCAGAAGTATAATGTGTTTCTTGTTTATTCATATCAAATTTACCTTCGTAAGGTTTTGTAGTAAAAATTTTATTTTTATCTAGTTCAGCTATTTTACCCAAAACTTCTTCAACAAATGCTAATCTATTAACTAAAATAGGTTCGTTTCTTGTATCTTTACCATTAAAAAATATACAATCAAAACCCATAAACATATATCTTTTCTTTTTAATTAAATGGATTAACTCTCCTTCTATAATCGTGTTATTGTAACCCTTTAATTTCTTGTCCAACTTCTTAACATTTAAATTATTGGAAATTAAATATATAGTATCATCAAATATAAACAATTGGTATTTTTCTCCATCTGCTTTATCTGTTACACTATATTTATTAGGTATCTTATCTATCACATGCGGTACTTCTGCACTTATAGGTTGCATAGAATACAAATTGCTTGAAGATTCAGAAGATAGACCATAAGTTATTTTTTTATAATTCTCGATAACAATTTTAGCATCTTCTTTAGTTATTAAAGAATTTGTTCCCTCTAATACTTTTTTAATAAATTCAGCTTCTCTTATTACCATATCAAAAGCTTTTTCTGTTGGTTTTTTGCCCATGTAATCTATTTCTAATTCATAACCTTTAGTTGCAAATTGCAAATCATTTGGATTATTTGCTGATTTAACTATTGTTAAATCTATTCTAACTTTTTCATTTTTTTCATCTAATACAATTAAGCTAACTCTTTGTTTATATCTAAAAAATATTTTATCAGAATCACTTATTGATATATTTGAAAGTTCTTTTAACTTCTTATCTGTTAAAGGTTCTTCATTTGATTTTCTTATTCTGATATCATATTGGTCTACATCAATAACATTTTTGATGTCTTTAGTCTTATTAATAAAACTAAAATTTTCATCTTTAATAAATTGTGTAATTAGAATTGAAAAAATTATATGATTTCTTCTTGTGTGAACTAAATTTAAAATTTTATTAATCATTTCATTCCCATTTACAGTAATTCTGTAAACATTTAAATTATCATAGTTATAACCAATATCCAATGTTGTTTCATTTATTAATTCTAATTTATCCACATCACTTCTTAATCGAACATATTTTAATGCATCCATAAATTTAATAATGGATAACTTATTATCTGATTTATAATTATTAAACATAATTTCAAATTCATCATTATCAGATAATTTATTAAACATATTCTTTACTTGTGTAAGGACACTTGTTGATAACATTATATTTATTAAGATTATATTTCCTTTATAATGAATTAATTCCTTTGTCAATTTTTATATTAACTTTTTTATATAAATTAAATTTTATTTTCTAATTAAAATTAAATGATAACATATAAAAATTTTATTAATCTATTAGAAGAAAAAAATATTTTATTATATGATTTTCAAAAAAGAATCAGTTATAATAGATTACTAAAAATACAAATTAATCAAAAAGGTGGTGCATTTACTTCTTTAACGGAAATAGATGATTGGCAATTAGAAAGGCTAATAATTAGTCTATTAAATAAAGATTTTAATATAATAGAAAAGTTATTTATTGAACCTAAAAACTGAGAACTAATTTTAGTCTGAGAACTAATTTTTCTTAAAAATTAACTTATTCCAGGCATCAATCCTGACCTGATAAATTTTTCTCATTTCAAAATTAATTTTATGACATTCTTCTTTAGTCCCAGAAAATTTATAATATATTTCATCTTTATCATTTTCAATTTTATCTAATAATAAATTTATTTCATCGGTAATTTTATTATTAAGTATATAGTCATATCCAAAAAAATAAAAGGTATTTTTTGTTTCCCATGTTGTTGTTGATTTCCATAATTTATAACTTTTAAAATTTTTCGATAAAAAATTAATTAAATTAAAGGCAATATTAATATTTTTCATAGTCATATTTATAACAAGACTTCCTCCATTATCTAAATTATCTAATAGCAAATATAGACTTTTTAAAATTAATTTCAAATTTAATTTAGAAGCTTCTTTGGCATCTTGTTGGTAAGAAACACAAGAAGCCATTCCTAAATCTAATTTTTTAGGTAATTCCAATCTATATTTTCTTTCTAATATATTCTTATAAATTTTTTTAAACTTACTATCTTCTATTTCGAATTCAACACCACCTTCATCTGGAGGTAAACTAATTCCTATACCTGTGACAATTGGAAAATTTTCCAAAACTATTTTTGAATAATTACCTGGTGCAGAGCATATATCAGCAAAATAGTTTATTTTTAAATTTTTATCTTTTGAAAAATTATCTATAATTTCTTTTCCAATCAAACTTAATTCTTCCGAATTTTCAACAAATTTTCCCTCTGAAACTCTATTAAAATTATCTAATTTATAATTTTTACTAGCTAAATTTTTCATGTATAAATAACTTTTGTCTTTTGATGGTTCCATTATAATAAGTAATTTAAAAAATATTGAGTTTAATAATAATTTTTAAATTAGTTTAAATAATGGAAATAGTAGATTATTACTATAAAATATTAAATTTAAACTTAGATGCTTCAATTGAAGATGTTTATAATGCCTATAATTCCAAAATTGAAAAATATAGAAATCTACAATCTTTAAACCCTACTCAGCAAACTGAAGTAAAAGAATTAAAAAAAGCTAAATTTATTTTATCCAACTCGGAATATAAAAATGTTTACGATAAGATAATTGAAAAAAAATCAGAAGAAAATAAAAAAATGAAAGATTTAGAAAAAAATAATTCAAAGAAAGAAAGATTAAATACTCAATTAGTAGGTGATAGAATATTTTCTATGGTAGGTTTAAACTCAACACCTAATAAAGATTTTAATATGGATAGGAAATTTTTTACAACTGATTCATTTAATGAAAATGGGAATCAAATAAAAAGTGTAAATGAAGATACCAATAATTATGGAAGTTTTGATTAATCTAAATTAATTTTAAATGCCAAATCTTCATTTTCTTCTAATAAATTATTAATTATTTTTAATCTTCTTTGAATAGGAGTACCAGATACTTTTCTTGAACGAATTTGAATTTTCTTTTCTAGTGAAAGAGCACGATTTTTTTCAAGTGTTCCTTCTTTAGAAAAAACCCAGCCATAATAATACCAACCACCTTTTATCCTTTTGGTATATTTTGCACCTCCGACCAATTCACCATTGTGTTGTCGTATTCTTCTTTCTTTATTGTTAGTTATTCCTACATAAGTACATGTATTTGTATCATTAAATAATAAATATATAATATAGTTATTTGACATATTATATATTAATTAGTATTTTTCTATAAGAATTTAAAAGAATATTTATAGGTTGTTCACCTTCTGACCATCGCCCTCAGTCTTGGGGTTCTTGTTGTAGCGGTAGAAAGTCAGCTCGAACTCGGCGATCTTAGAGTTCTTGAACTCTCCATCCTTGGAGATAAGCTTGTCCATGCTGTCCTTGGTGTCCAGAGTCATGTCGCCACAGCCGATAAAGTTATCACCCTTGCGGTAGAGCTTGAAAAAGAGAACCATACCGCTGGTCTTCTCCTCAACAAACTCAGTGATAACCTTCTTTGCAGCGGTGTAATCGCTCTCCTTCGTCAGTCCAGAGATAGTGAAAAACACCTGGTAGCGGGAGTACTTTACCTTGACATTAGGGTGGTCGCTGCGGATTGAAGAATAGCACTTAATGGCGTTCACGCCA